GCCAGCTTTTAAACATCTATCTCAATAAAAAATTTCCCCCATCAGCGCGAACGCTGACAAGTTGAAAAAACTTGAGATATGCTTAAAAGCAACAGCGTTCGCTAATCGTGCGAACGGAGAGGGTCATTGACAACCCACCTAGCGATAGAACTAGGATTTAAGTAGGAGTGGGATCGTGGTAATACATTGTAGGTACTGCCACAAACCAATCCAAGGTGAAATCTTCACCTGCAGCGACGTAAGCGTCAACTGTATACGACCCCTCATTAGGAGACGAGACACCTCCAGCCGAAGTTAGCATTACTTGTAACGCTAAACTTTCGTCATCGATGTCAGAAAAAGTGAGCCCACTTTGGTATGTAGGCTCATATCTCACACTACGATAGTAGGGAGATTCAATTTCAAGTGTCGGACATGCTAAAGTTGTAGTCAAACTAGCACCATCACCTGTTATATTAGAATAATATACAGAACGTGCTGTAGAAACTGCATTATTAGCACTTCCATCGTTCAATTTTATAATTGAACTCTGTGTGTCTGACGGGACACCACCGAACCACCGACACACGGACATTCGTCCACGTGGCGCTTGGTTTAATACATTAGAATTGAAATTATACTTCCAACGTATTCCACCTCTTCGCGCTGCAAAAGCAGGCGTAAGGTAGTTCATTAATGTTGTTTTAGCCCATACTTCATTTTCTGAAGAAAATGGATTAGAAACATCATTACCCTTATAAGTAGGGAATCTGGGATGAGCAAAATTCCATACCCATGATAATCCTAAAGCTGTACCTTCATACGGATTAATATAAGATGTGTGGTAATGATAACGCTTCAACATATTGCGAAAGGACTGGAAAGTTTCTCCAGCATATGTTAAAGATGCAACATCTGTTTCATATGATCCTCCAGCTATATCAATAGTGTCAATCTCACCAGAACCACTGGGAGCGCTGTCACTTGGAGTAGCTTCAGTCAAACCTGATTGCGAAACATAGGAAATATTCTCTAAGTTACGACAATAAGGCATCATAACTTCAAAATCATCTCCCGCAGCAACAAAAATATTAATATCTGGAGTATCAGTATCATCTTCACTAGGTCGAACTAGTTCATTTAATACACGAATTTCGAAAACTCCATTATCATTATCCAAGTCTACGGCAATAGGATTAACTCCAGGTGTACCTCCATCAGCAGGATCGTATACTGGAGAAGGACTCGCAGTTAACATTGGATTGCGAATTTCCAAGAATTGTCTATCTTGGTTCCAATGAATAGTGAATTCCATATCACGTTTTTCTGATATATCCATAATTTCATGATAACCTCCTCCCCATTCTAATGTAGAATTTGGACCATTGGGATCATAAGTAAGACGCAATCTTCCTTTATGAAATTTGGAAGCAGCCACTTGTACTCTCACTTTAATAGATCCTCTCCAGTAACGGAAAGGCAAAGAAGCGAAAGCCATAGGTGTCAACATAACCTCATCTATGGTAGAAATGGTTTGTGTTCCATACATTCCTGGGTTTACTACCATAGAAAACAAATGAGAATCAGCAGCATCTGACGCAGACCAAGGTGTACGTGTTAGATATGACCACTTTTGTGCGATATATGGTACAGAAAGTTGATCTGTGTTATCAGAAATACCTATAATTTTAGGATCTATAGATAATTCCTGTTTAGGATCAAATGTTAGTTTGTCTGCAGCTTCTTCAATAGAAGTATTCGCTACATTTCCCAAATAATTGGGACGAAATTTAGTAATAGGATCTAAATTTAGTGGGCGACAATAACCAAACAGACTAGCAATTTTTCCAACTGCACCTGCTCCTATTTCAGTTGCACGCGCATACGTGCCAATAATAGGAACATCTTTTAATCTACCAGCTAATCTCGCAACTGCGGATGCTGGCTTCGATAAAACACCTTCTCCATATTCATCCTGTTTACCAGATTGAGAAGAGAATTGTGTCGAACCACTCAAAGCAACGTCATCGTCCATATATGCAAAAATTGCAATACGTACTGGACTAGTTACATCACCTAAAGCGTGACCTAATTTATTGAAAGAAGACAAATCAATTTGTCCCAATTGTTGTAAATCAGATTGGACTGTATGTCTTACCCAATTATGCGGGAAAACAAAAGGTAATGTCATTTCTCCTCCTACGTTATCTGTAGGATCTAAAAGAACATGTGGTTTTTGTGAGTACTGTACATTATCTAGTACAGGTGCACTTCCCGGTGTACGGGATGGATGTTGTGCCGCACCGAATGGAGTATAGGCGACAATTCCTTTTCCATAATGGAATTGTGTTCCATTGATGAAAATCTGTAATTTAAGAGAACCTCTTAAGTACAAATAATTTTCCAACTTACGTCTAATAGACGCAGTATTGAGATATGCATCCCAGGGAAAGAAATCATCACGAAGAAAATTACCTACAGTCCATGTTGTTTCATAAATCCTCACTGGACGGCGTAAAAAGCTAGTTAATTCTAACTTTGAATCCCATCCATCAGACCGCAAAGGGTCAAATGCTGATTTAATTTCAGTATGAGTAATTGGAACTTCACTATTGAAACCAACATTAACAGATACATCATGCGAAATATCTTTAATCTCAGAATTTCCAGATTGAGAGGAAAAATGAGTATCATATTGCTTTGCAAAAGCTTTTTGACGCCGAAATCTCTTTACAAGAGTTTTCTTTATATCATCTCTTCTCTTAGCATTTGTATTTGCTAATCTGAATCGCATATGTGAAGGTATAAATGGTTCATCCTCTAAAATAATATCCCCACTTTGTGAGTATAAAGTTTCTAAAGAATCAGAATCATCGTAATTATCTTCTTCTAGATCAATATGAGAAATACCGTGCAGTATACCCATAACAATCAATTTGTTCAATGCAAGTTCAATAGCACTATGAGGTGAATTATCTTGTAATCCATTTCTCAAAGTATTATAAACTCTGTTCAACATGACAGCAGTTTCAAAATCATAATTAAGTTTTTGAAACCTCATTCCAGAAAGTGACGCAGTGCGTACTTTCCTGTCAAAGAATGATACATTCGGACGATTGGCTCCGGCGACCTTCGAAAATTGGTTTTGTGTTGTACATTGACCAGTCTAACATCTATGAGTTTAACGACTCAGAACACCAGTGAGACTATGCGGTGTAAAAGTCGCCCTATTTATTTCAATCCCCAACATTGTCTAGTTATGTTAATAATAAGAAAAATAACAAAAAGTTATACCTAGTTTAAATAATTGGAGAGCCTCTTAGCCATAGCTATCGCACACGAGGTGGGTACGGACAGTTTATACTCTTATCGGAGTGTTGAAAATTACATAATTGTAACTTCATTTTGCTCTAACCATCGAGATTCACGAGCGGAATAAGTATCCCAGAATTGTGTAGACATAAAATTTGTCCACCCAAGACGGGAAACTACTTCTTTCATTTGTGCGTGTCTAAAGTTAAATGTTTCCTCACCATAAAACCACCATTCACGCAAAGCACCTTCAATACATTGTACTGAAACTTCTTCTGGTGATTTTACTTTTGATGCCAAATTAGCATGTAAAGATTTGAAAATTGATTCTTCATCTAACATAGCTAACCACATCCCTTTGTTGATCGTTCCATCTCCCTCAGTGTAACTATAACAGGGCTCCCACCGAGATTTCCTCTTCAGAAAATCAGCATCTTCATGTTGAATAAACGGTACTGATGCAGCTTCCTTTTCAGCCATTGTATACTCAATACCTTGTTTATTAAACTCAGATTGAATTCTAGTATGGTTATAATCAGGAAACTTAGGTGATACGGACATTTTAACATCATCTCCGTAAGTCATCAAAGCTACAGCATCCCTGTATCTGCCAGAAAAATTTGGATAAATTTTTCTAAAAGCACAGCGATGATAGAGTGAATTAACAATAGAATTGGTATATACTGTTAAATTCTGTCCTGACGGATTAGATCCATATAATTGAATCAATTCTCCATTAAGACTCATAACAGGGTAAGACACTTCTGTGGATGCTCCACGCATAATCTTAAGTTCTTCCTCTGTATATCCAGCTAAACCAGCGATATATTCAAAAACTTTAGCAGCCATCAATGTCATTCGTGCAGACATATGTTGGTCATAAGCTTTGAAATCTCCGGCTACAATACGGTTTTTACCATATTTGATCATGTGTTGGTTAAGTTCATGCCAACCCCGACCTTGAGAATTTATTCCCACAGCACATTCAGAAACTAATGATGCTGATGAAAGGAAATGACATAAAGTTAAGAAGTACTTTCGAATATTAAATTGTAAAGAAACTGGAGATGCTTGAAAACATCTTACTTTATCCTTAGTTATTTTAGTTGGTTCATCTTTAGTACAAGTCTTAAATATGTCATACGATCTTTTATCGTCTAGCCAAGCTAAACGCGCTTTTCTTGCTAAAGCAAGAGTTTCGTCGTCTAAAACTCTTGGACACACAGTTGTTTTGTGTTCTTCTGGATCATAAACAAGATCAGTAAGAAAAGTAGTTTTAGCTTTATTAACTGGCCATCCCATAGATGTAGTAGGTTTCATGGCATCAACGAATTTCATACCGTCAATACCAGAAACTGTCTCAATATCATCTAAGATACGAACTTTCGCTAATAATGATTTACCCGTATTTGTTTTGACTAATTCGTCAATACCAGATATGTAATCATCATAAGCCCAAGCTAAGACGTCTGCGGGAAATTCTTGAAAAGCATTTCCAGCACCAGCTAAATATTTTTGATAAGGAGCCCAATCTCTAATTGAGTTTCCTTCATCTCTTCCAGGTTTACGACAATTTGCTGGCTTGCCGTGAATACGAACATTACCAGTAATCTCTGTGATAATTTCAGAACAAGGTGAAATTATTACAGAAGATTTAGGTCTAACTTTGCCTTCCGGCATAGTTCCAAAATGAGACACCTGGACATCTTCTTGGAAATTCATTGGAGAACGTGGTTCAATTTCAGCTCTAGGAGTGAAATCTTTTCCATATGATTGCGTAATCATATCTCCAGAGTGCATAGCAAATACACAAGTAGAGCGTGAAGCTAATATTTCTTTAGCTTTACGAATATCACTTCTTGTACAACGTGTTATTGCACCAACTGGAGTATTACCAACTCCAGCAGCATGGAAACCTGCAATGAAAGATTGTCTCCCATTATATAAATGAGGAGACATACACATACCGCCAAATGTTGGACGTGAATACTTAACTAATCCTCCATAAAATGAAGTTTTATCAGTATTAACACGTTTAAATTCAGCGATTCGTGTAAAATCGGTCATAATCTCTCCTTCTGGCGTTCTATTTAAAACTTTAGTAATAGATTTATGAGTTGTGAGAGATTCCGGAAAAAAGGGAATCAAATCTTTTCTATCACCAGCTCTAGGAATATATGCTAGACATATATCGCTATTTTCTAACATAACACAATCTTCAGGATTAATTTGACAATCAAAGTTTAATCCAGAGGATTTGCCAATTCCATCACGTCGAATTTTCATCTGCGTAACTACTTTTGGCATTTCATGTCCAGGTAACAATAACATGTTAGCCCCAACGAATAATCCATTACTGAATCGTTCGCCTAATTCGACATGAACTAGTTGTTTAGTAACAGCACGTTCAAGAGATTCAACAGCAGTATTGCTATAACCTTCTTCTGATTTAGGTAAATCTTCTAAAGTCGGTTCTAACCATACGTTGTTGGTTTCCATATGGACTGACATACCATTTCCTTGCTCATCCATAGTAGCTGAGCTTAAGTGTTTATACAACTTGTATGCTGCATAAATAGCGAAAACGGCAGACGCGAAAAAGAAAATTTTCTTTCCTGTTTCACGATCCATATCCCTAATATTTTGAATAATACGAGGGACAAGTTCTCTAGATTGTAACAATTTAGAGATAACATAATCTTTACGAGCCCTGAGTGCTGCTGCACTCACTGCACATTGTAAAGATAATGTATAGAGTATCCACGCTGGCCATCCAATTATAGTAATTAGTGTAACAAAAGCATTAACTTTCATAGATTCAGAGAAAAACTTCTTTGAATTTAACCAGGTGAGAAACCATTGTGTTTTATTAGTAATAAACAATGGATTAGGAATATAATTTTCCCATCTAAAAGGACTAGCTTCTACGTATTCTTCGTAGAAATTGGAAAAATTAAATCCAGCTTGAGAATCAAATTCATCAAGATCGGGTACATCATCAAGATCATGACAAGTACAATATTCAGAATGCATTCCACATTCATGACACAAAGTTTTGTCAAAAATTGCCTTAGATGATGATACAACAGATTTTTGAATCATAACATGATTCTTAATCATAGATTGCATAAGTACTAAGAGTTCTTTAACTCCTATATGCATAGCTGCTTGTTCAATACCGTCTTGAACAAATGTAAGTGGCCGATCCAGACAATTATTACCATTCTGACCCACACTTGGATCAAAATATTCATAAC